AAAATAGAAACATGTGGTAAAAAAAGAATGGTGGTTATAAATCCAAATCAATTAAATTTATTCTAATGGCAATATATATAGATGGAATGGAAGGAGGTAAACACAATTCAGATGATTCTGAAGCATCTTTTAAACCAATTATAAAAGACACAATTAATCGAAGTAATGTAGCTGAACATTTGATTAAATATCAATTAGCAATGGTGGGAAAAACAATGGAAGAAGCATTACTTGATGACATGTGGTTTTTTAATTGGAAAATTACACAAGAGAAATACGATGAATTCAAAAAATATGCTATTCTTCTTATTAAAAAAGTGTTTAAATGTAATAAAAAAAGAGCTGAAAAGACATTTGCATGGTTTGATCTTGAATTTGGATTATCTATTCTTGATAAATCAAATAAAATGTAATAAATATGGAAAAAAGTATATATATAGTGTATATAAATAGACAAAAAAGAATTAAATATGTCACTACACAAAGAAATACAGAAGATATGATAAATGTTATTAGAAATAAACATGAATTTTGTGCACCTATAAAAATTATTAGAATCTGTAACAATGTCTCTGATATAGTTTATAAAACAGGAGATGATAAACATTATATAAAATGGAAGACTATACATTCATCATCATTTCAATAAATAAATATAATAAATTAGAAACTCATCATGAATATAGAATAATAGAAACAGCTGATTCTCAAGAGTTTGCAAAACAATCTATAATTGATGAATTTAAAAATAGAAATTTGCCAGTGTTTTCAATAAAATTAATTAATAGTTAAAATTATATGTTATGTCAATGAATTTAAGAGAAAAATTAATAAATGCAATAATAGAATATGCAGGAGATGAAATTGAAACAAAAGAGTGTGCAATAGAATTAGCAAAAGCTTCTGAAGAAGAATTGTTAGATGATTTAATTAACATTTTAAAATTTTATCATAATGAATATAATTAATGAAGATTGGGAAAAAGAATCTGATAAAGATTTTGTATATTTGTATGAACAACAAAAATTAACAGAAGATTTATATTGGGAATGGGAAGAATCAAAAAGAAAACCTGCTAAAATTATTGTTTTAAACGAAAAAATATTAAAAAAAGATGAATCTATCATTGACATTTTTCCATTTTAATGAAATATATAAAAATGGATACACTCTTGATATGCTTTTTCTTCTTAAGTTAATAGAAGAAAACATAGATGTCAAAGCTTTATGCAATGATGATACAGTAGATAGTCATATTAAGTTAAGTACATTATATCAATCCATATATAGAAAAGGACTTATAACAGAAAAAAACACAATTACACTATCAGGAAAAAAAATATTAGAATTCTTAAACAGTGAAGAATCAAGTGTAAAATTAATTAAAACCAAAGTTTCAGTTAATGATTTTGAATCATGGTGGAAAAAATATCCAGGAACTGATACATTTACACATAAGAAAATAGACTTTACGGGAACTAGAAGCATGCGAGTGAAGAAAGATGAATGTAAAGCTAAACTAAATAGTATTCTTGCTGAAGGTGAATACACTATAAAGGAAATGATAGCAGCATTAGAATATGAAATCTTACAAAAGAAAGAGAATTCATATAAGACTAAGACTAATAAGCTTAGTTTTATGCAAAACTCTCTAACGTATTTAAATCAACGCACCTTTGAACCATTCATTGAATTGGTTAGAGAAGGTAAAAAGATTGTGGAAGCACCAATCATTACAGGAGGAACAGATATATGAGCTTTGAGCAACTAAAAAATGAAGTACAGGCTGGTCTTGATGGTAGAAATAATGGTATTCCAATGGGGTTCAACCGATTAAATAGATATATAGGTATACGAAAATCCATGTATACATTAGTGGGTGGTCTCACTGGTTCAGGCAAGACATCATTTATTGATGATGCATATGTTCTTAATCCATTTGATTGGTATATAAGCAAAGCAAACACTACAGAAATTAAGCTTAAGATTATATATCGCTCCATGGAAAGAAGTGGTACTTATAAGTTGGCCAAATGGATTAGCAGAAAGATCTTTATAGATCATGGATTTCTTATTCCTGTTAATAAACTTTTAGGCTGGACTGATAAGATGACTAAGGATGAGCATGATCTTTTCTTAATATATGAAGACTATGCTGAAAAGATGAAAGAAGTTATTACAGTTATTGGAGGACCAGAAAATCCTGTAGGTATTGCTAAAGAGCTAAAAGCTTATGCACTTAAAAATGGTAGGATAGAACAATTAGATGAATATAATAAGGTTTATGTTCCCAATGATGAAAATGAAGTGACTATTGTTGCTCTAGATCATATAGGACTGTTAAAAACTACCAAAGACCAACCTAATAAGAAAGCAGCTATTGATAAGATGTCTGATGAGCTGAGATATGCTAGAGATTTCTATGGATATAGTCCTGTTGTTGTTAGTCAGTTTAACAGAGACATTTCTAGTCCAATAAGACTAAAGAATGGTGATGTTGAGCCACAGCTGGAAGATTTTGCTGATAGCAGTTCTACACAGAATGATGCAGATGTTGTATTAGCACTGTTTGATCCTATGAGATATAAAGTGGCAGATCCTAGTGGTTATGATTTAGAAAAACTAAGAGATGGGTATGGTGCTAAGTATTTTAGAAGCGTTAGACTTATAAAAAATAGTTATGGAGAAGATGATGTTAGAATTGGACTTGGCTTTCTTGGCCAAATAGGTATGTTTAAAGAACTTCCTAAACAAAAAAATATGACAGAAAATGATTATGCAGCTGTTATAAATAAAAGCTATTTTTTAAATAAATAAATAAATTATGAAAATAAACACAGTCAGGTTTAATACCTACCCTAATAATAAAGATCATTTTTGGCAAATAGTGTTATTTCCCACTATTTCAGTGTTAAATAATATCAATAAATATGATAAACACCTAGCTATAAATTTTGAATGGTTTTTTTGGTCAATAACATTTATTATCACTTATGGCAAAAGCTTTAAAGAACCAATCCCTTACTTTAAGGGATAAAAGACAACAGGAATTTGCAGACATATGGCTCAAAGAGAAGCATGGAATATTAAACCTGTGCCCTAGATTTGGTAAAATCTACACAACAATCAATGCATTAGAAAAGATGCCTGATGGTATAAGGATATTAATATCCTATCCAGATGTAAAGATTAAAGATTCTTGGGAAGCAGATTTTGAGAAAAGAGGATATAACAATCCTAATATTACATATACAACACATTTGTCTTTAAAGAAGTATGTAGATCTTAAATTTGATGTTATCATCATTGATGAGATACATTTACTAAGTGATGCACAATTAGATGCTGCTAATGAATTATTAGAAGATAATAGTTGTGTTCTAGGGCTCACAGGAACGCTATCTGTAGCAACAGAACGTGAGATAGAGGAAAGGCTTGATCTTCATGTAATAGCAACCTATTCCATTGATTTAGCTATTCAGGAGGGTGTTATAGTTGATTATGAGATAAATGTTATAAGAGTTCCTCTTGATGATATTGTTGAAGTGCAATATAAAACAAAGAAAAGAACAGAAAAGAAACAGTTTGACAGTTATGCATGGGTGATTGACCAATTAGAGAGACAAAACAGAAATACAATGTTTCTTAGGTTAAGCAGGATGAGAATTATTCAGAATAGTCTTTCTAAATTAAATGCTACAAAAGCATTGTTAAAGAAACACAAAGATGAACGTATTCTTGTATTCTGTGGACTAACTAAAATAGCAGATGAATTGGGTATTCCTTCCTATCATAGCAAATCAAGTGAGAAACAGATATTTAATGATTTTGCTGAGGGTGTAGGTAATCATCTGGCTGTTGTAAAGATAGGTAATACAGGAGTAACATATAAACCTCTAAATAAAGTGATTATTAACTATTTTGATAGTAATGGAGAAAACCTAGCACAAAAGATAAATAGATGTATGGCCATGGAATATAACACTCCAGATAAAAAAGCACATATTTACATCATCAGTTCAACTGAAGAAGTGGAGGCTAAATGGCTAAAAAAAGCTCTTGAATTTTTTGATAAAAACAAAATTAAATATATATGAAATTAGAATTAATAGAAGAAATCAATCCAACAAATGGTATAATGTATGCAGTGAAAGCAGAAAATTCAATTGCTAAATGGTTTACAAATAAAGCAGCTGCAGAAGGGTTTTATAATGATATTATAGCCAATCCAACTATGTTAGAAAGTAAAACAAATATTTTGAAATCTGAAGAAATTAATGTACCTTTGGACAATAAATAAATAAATTATTATGAAAGAAAAAACAAAAGAAACAGAAGAATTTACATTACCAGATGAGATTAGTAAAGTAAACATTTCTTCTCCTAGAGATCTTGCTGTAATATCTATACCTAAGGCAGGTAAAGGTACTATATTTGGAAAATTTACAGAAAAATATAATGCTATTGTTTTAGATCTTGAAAAAGGAGGATATGAATATATCGCTGCTAGAAAATTAAGTACATATGTTGAACAAGATACAACTAGATGGGAATCTTTTCAGAATTATATCAAATATCGTAATTTACTATTAGAAAACAAAGGAAAATATGAATATTTAATAATTGATGGATTATCAGATCTTGATGATATGTCAGAAATAGGTGGCACTTTAAGTTATATGAACACTATTATTGGTAAAAAATTTAATAGAGAAGGAAATATAGAAACAGGTAAAGCATACACTCCAGATCATAGTGAGTTTAAATCTGTACTATCTCTTCCTGAGGGAGCTGGTTATCAACACACTAGAAATTGGTTTATGCAACAATTTGAAATATTTAGACAAATTTCTCCATATAGATTATATGCTGCACATGTTGTAGATAAATATATTAAAGATAATGGAAAAGAACAAGTTGTTGGTTCTGAAATAGCTCTCACTGGAAAGTTAAAATTAATATTTGCATCAAGAGTGACTGCTTTAGCAAAACTAGTGGTGGATGATACTGATAGATATTTAAATTTTAATGTTCAAAACGATAGTATCATATCTGGTAGTAGATCTCCTCAATTAAAAGGGAAAATATTAATTTCTAAACAAAATAAAAACGGAGAAATAGAAACATTTTGGGAAAATATATACAAATAAAATATATTTAATAATTTAACAAACAATAAAAACTAAAAACTAAAAAACATGAGTAGCATTTCAGGAAAAAAGAAAGAATTATCATCATCATCATTTACAAAAAAAGTAGGATTATTTGAAGCAAAGGTGTTAGCAATTAATCCCACTGCTGAAGAATTTAAAGATTTATTAAACATTGAGACATCAGAAGATTTAGAATATGTATCAAAAACAAACAGTGGAGAATATGATTTAGTTAGATTTGATGTATGGTTGGAAGAAATTAAA